CTTGAACTTATCACCTAAATCTCCTGACAAATCTATATCAGATTCTTTCTTGTAAAGAATAGGATTCTTATTGAATACTGATTTCTTTGCAACAAAAAACTGACCATCTGAAGGGTCTATTCCTGCAAATATTGCAGGAGCTCCATCCCATTTTGTACTTACATTAACCGCAGTCTTTGCATCTCCTGCAAGCATATCCCTTAGAGACTGTACAAAATTGATTGCCGCTCTACCACCCTGTATACCATTATTTAGTATTTCATCTTCAATATGTTCTAGGTGTAAGTTCTTTCCTGCCGCCTCTGTAATGAATTCATTAAATCTAATCATATTACCAATTTATATTATTATTGAATGAAACTTGTGGTTCAATATCCATATATTCTAATAATTTTTGCCATGAATCACCAACTATTTTTTTCATTTGTTGTATAAAATTTTTATACCATTTTTTAGCTCTTTCTATAACTCTGTGTACAAAATTTTTAATATTGTCAATAATACCTTCATTTAACATATTAGAATATTTTACTTCTTCTTCTACTATCATTTTTAATCCCAATCCTATAGCTGAATAAAATTTATAATATCCAGTACCACCTTTTGGGTTTGATTTACTTTTTGCGGCTGAAGAAACAATTTGATTAGACTTAAATCTAACATCTGGATTTACTTGTTTTGCTATTTTCTTTACATATCCCTTATCAGTAAATGCATTATGAAGTTGAGCGTTACCTTCCCAATCAGTAACTAAAAAATATTCCGCGGTTCCTGTACTATTTGCAAATTTTTCCTTCCCTGTCATAGCTTCAAAAGTAAATGCTTCAGCAAAGGATGGATTTGAATCAAATACCTTTCTTAAATCATTTTTAAATGCATGATGAGCATCATCAGCTCTTTTTAAAATTTCAACTTCAATAAATTTTCCTGTTTTTTGTAAATCTCTTTTAGAACCCTTAATTCCTAATTTTCTCAAATCAGTGGCTGGAAGTAAATTTTTCATATGTTTTCCCAATTCCATTACCATTTTATCATTTTTCATTCCAGATTTTTCAACTGCGGTGAAAAACGTAGCCGTAGCTTCTTTTGACTCACCAGACATTAATTGAGCACCATCTCCTGTTTTTAGAGAAATTCTTTTTTCACCAATAAGAAAATCGGTTTTAGGTGTTAGTGTTGTTCCCTTTGCTCCGCCTGGGAAATATTGATTCCATTTTTTTGATGCGGGATAAGTATTTTTAGGGAATTTTCCTGTTCCTGTTAATTTTAAATCAGAAATAATTTTTTCACCAATTTTTTCTGAATTAGGAATTCGTTGAGAAATAAAAGGTTCTCCCCCAGCTGCAGAAACAATAACGTGTTCCATATCATAAGCTTTTTGTGTATCTGATTCTTGTAGATTAGAAAATTGTTTAAATGATTGCATTTTTTTGATAAAATTGGGGGGAATTGTAGACAAATAAGGTAAGCTGTTTCAAATTCCCATGTTAATATAAAAAAAGAGAGTATCAGAGCTAAAAGGTTCAAAGAATCTTCTCCTAGTTGAAACCCTCTCAAATAGTATTTATAACATTAGAACTTCCAATCGTCTGTATTTACTTGTTGAGTTGGAATGTCTTGACCACTATCAACAAGGTCTGCCTGAGCTTGTTGTTCCACATCATATAATTTCATTTTAGGTCTGTCAATACCTAGAATAAATTTCTTATTTTTAGTAGGGTCATTATATCGATTCTTGAGTTGTTTTACCAGAACTTGGTTAAGTCCTTCTAATTCTTCAGTTTGTATAAGTGCAAACATAAAGTCGGCTGTTGCTGGTAATCCAAAACTCTCACTAGTATCTTCCAGACCAAAATCTGAAGCAGTAAATCCAGTTCTATTCACCTGAGTTGCAGAAACTATAGGAACATCTTCTTCAACTGCAAAACCTCGCAATTCCTCTGCAATAGCCTTAATATAGAAATAAGAACCGACATTTGCTCCTGCTCTGAATCTGGAAGATGCACAAATGTTTAAGTAGTCTATGAAAATAATTTTAGGTGAGAATTGTCTCTTAATCTTTAACTCCTTGATTAGAGACTTGAAGTGTCCTGAGTGAGCAGATGCAGTAGGATATTCCTTGATTATCAGTTTACCTTGAGTTTTCTTTCTAATCTTATCTACTGAACTTTCAAAAAGGGTCTTAGGTAGGTCATGTAATTCATCGATAGTCAAGTCCATCAAGTTTGCATCTATACGTTCTGCAATCCGTTCCTCTGCCATCTCCAATGTGATATAAAGAACATCATATCCATTAATAAGAACATTGGCTGCATGATGACACATGAATAGGGTTTTACCTACTCCTGTACCAGACATTATAATGTTTAGTGTCTTATTAGGAAGTCCACCATTCGTTATGTCGTTGAAGTACTTGAGATCGAAAGGAATTCGTTCTTCTTTTTTATGATAAAACGCAAAACGATCTTCGGAATTATCAACATAGTCATGACCAACAGACATATCAAAGCTAACAGAAAGAGCATCAGACAAAATATCAGGCAAAGCAGTAGTATTCCTATCTTTATCATTTCCACCTATAATGCTAATTCCATCCAGAACGGCAAGATGGAGGGCCCTATCTTTGCAGTACTGTTCGGTTGTGTCCACCAACCATTTTTGGTCTGTTTCCTCATGTGATAATCCATTCACTAGGTCTTGAGTTGTTTTGTATAACTCCTCGTTTAAATCATTCCTCTTGTCAATTTGTATAACAATGGCTTCTTTTGTTGGTAGTTCACTATATTTATCTACAAACTTATCTATCTCATCGAATACTATTTGGTGTTCCTTCCCCTCAAAATATTTAATCTTCAGAAAGGGTAATACTTTCCTTGTGAATGTCTCGTTGGTCATCAAGTGACTCAGAATCATGTTCTCTGTAGATGATTTCAAATTCATTATCTTCTTTCAATCCTTTCTCTAAGCATGAAACAAGAATATCTCCTGCGATCTGATGAAATTCTTGTTCATGTTTTAAGTGGTTAGTATTTTTCCATTGTGCAGGTTTCAATGTAAAGTGTAAGTTCATTCCTCCCTTGTCAGTCTCATCTCCCATCATGACATCTTCATAAATGTAAATCAGGCCTTTAAATTTACCTTCATCAATTCGTACTGCATTGAGTTTGGAATCATCCCCCTCACGCACTACCATTGAATATTTAACTGTTTCTATTGATTTGTATTCAGACATAATGTAAGTAACTCCCTAAAATAAATTTGTCGTTTGATATTGGTGTGTTTCCACGATGCAAGTATGTCCAAGTTGAAGGAAACAATAACATTGTACCACACTCAGGGGTAATAGTCAAGTCCAAATCTGGAAATTCTGTTTCCCCACCTTCTTCTACATCATTAAGGTAAACAAAGAGTACAAGGAAACGCAATGCAGAATCAAGACTCCCAATATCAACATGATCCAAGAAATTCCCTCGACCCATTCTATAACGCTTAAGTCTAATTTCTTCGTACTTGAACTTCTCCGGCCAGGCATGCTCGTGTAACCCTGTTTCTTCTTTATATTGTTGTAAGACATATTTAAATCTATCATATATTGATAACTGTGTATCATGTGTTTCTTCTGGAAAATCATTCAAGTTGAGTTCATCAAAATTTCGATGTCCTTCCAACTTAGTATGTGTTAAATTATTATTCAATTCCTGTATATTGAAATACTCAACAAAACCAGAACATTCTTGTTTACTGAATATCTTCGGGTATGTCTTTATGTACCTCTCCATATAAAAACTCCTTTTTGGCAGCTTCTTCTAAACCATCCATAATTTGTTGATTAAAATATTTCTCTGGATCAGCATAAATGGATTTTCCATATAACTGTTTACCATCGATCTCATAACGATTACCAGACCTTTTAAACACTCCATATTTTTCACCAAACTCTAGAAGTCCATAATACCTATCGATACCTGACTGATAACCCAATCGAACATCTATCATTTTATTTTCTACTGTCAGTCTGGATTTCTGGTTCTTACAATGGATAATATTTCCAACCACCTCAGTACCATCCTTATCTTTTTTCTTCGACAAATAAATGATAGAACTAGCTGCGTATTTTAGTCCAGAACCACCACCCATTTCCTTAGTGGGCATATATGCACCTATCA